GTGACTTTGAACGGTGCGGTACCATTACCACTACCCGTTCTTACTTGGAAGTCACGTGCGGTGATTATGAACTCAGAAACGCTGCTGCCTGTTGATCCATCGTTAGAGTTTCTCAACTCAAACCCAGTGAACTCTCCATTAGCGTTTAGTCCAACTGTGTATCTCTGGTCAATGTTAGTCAGCCCTGTTTCAGTCGCTGTTACGCGTTGTTCCAGTTGTTGAGTCGCAGTCGCAACGACACCATCTACTTCGCTCGATAAGACATATCCCGCATTCTGAATGGTAGAGATATTGCCTTCTGTTGTGGTGACTCGATCAGATAGAGCACTGACTGAAGACGTGGACGCTTTACCCGCAACGGTAGTACCCAGTGCAGTGATGTCACTATTCAGCGCATCTAATCCGGTCTCGGAGTGGTTGACCTTATTACTCAATGTAGTCAAAGCACTTGATGATGCCTTACCGTTCACTGTAGTGGTCAACGCGGTAACGTCAGACTGTAGTGCGTCTAGGATTCCCGCTTCATTATTTACTTGCTGTTGTAGAGTACTAACCGCAGAGACAGATGCTTTACCATTGACAGTCGTAGTCAACGCGGTAACGTCAGACTGTAGTGCATCTAGGATCCCTGCTTCGTCATTGACTTGTTGTTGTAGAGTACTAAGGGCAGAAACAGATGCCTTACCGTTCACTGTAGTGGTCAGACTAGTTACGTCAGACTGTAGTGCATCTAGGATCCCCGCCTCATTATTTACTTGCTGTTGTAGACTACTCACCGCTGAGGCAGATGCTTTACCGTTGACCGTGGTGGTCAGACTAGTTACGTCAGACTGTAGTGCGTCTAGGATTCCCGCTTCATTATTTACTTGAGACTGTAGACTACTCACCGCAGAGGCAGATGCTTTACCGTTGACAGTAGTTGTAAGTGTGGTGATGTCAGATTGAATCGAAACAATACTATCACTATCAGCATCCACACGTGCCTCTAGTGCAGATACTGCGGAGGTGGATGCCTTACCGTTGACCGTGGTGGTCAGTGCACTAACGTCCGATTGTAAGGTATCGATGTTACCCGCTTCACTGTTTACCTGCGACTGTAGACTACTCACCGCTGAGGCAGATGCCTTACCGTTCACTGTAGTGGTCAGACTAGTTACGTCAGACTGTAGTGCGTCTAGGATCCCTGCTTCGTCATTGACTTGTTGTTGCAAGGCGCTTACCGCAGACGTGGATGCCTTACCATTAACCGTGGTAGTCAGTGAACTAACATCCGACTGCAACGCGTCTAGGATACCTGCCTCATCGTTCACCTGAGACTGCAATGAACTTACCGCAGATGCGGATGCCTTAGTGCCTATGGTAGTGGTCAACGTAGTGATGTCTGATTGTATTGATACAATACTATCACTGTCTGCATCAACACGAGCTTCTAGTGCAGAGACTGCTGAAGTGGATGCCTTACCGTTGACTGTGGTTGTGAGTGAAGTTACATCTGACTGTAAAGATGACAGTGCAGATCCGTCTGCCTTTGCATCCACTTCTGAAGACAACGAGTTCAATGCAGCGATGGTTGCCTTACCGTCGACTGTTGTTGATAGGTTAGTTACCTGTGTCTGTAGTGTATCCAGTTGTCCCGCTTCGGAGTTCACCGTGCTTTGTAGAGAGGAGATCGCATTGACTCTTGCAGTTCTCTCTCCATCAATCTCAGTACCAAGTGACGTGATGTCCGATTGCATGGTTGCGATGCTATCACTATCTGCATCGACGCGAGACTCTAAAGCACTTACTGCCGTGGCAGTTGCGTATGATCCGTTGATTGTGCCTACGGTGGTTTCTAGTGAAACGATCTTTGCCGCTTCGGCAGATAGTTTGTCGGAGTCTGCATTCGCGCGAGTGGTCAGTGAATCAACTGCGCCTTGTGTTGCGTATGATCCATTGATGGTATTGACAGTTGACTGTAGTGAAGCGATCTTCGCCGCTTCCGATGTTAGGGTGTTACCCTGTTGAGTAACCGTTGACTCTAGTGCCTCACGTGCAGTTGTCTCCGCAGAGATACCTGACTCGGCATCATCGATTCGACCACCCAGTTCGGTTACGTCTGACTGTAGAGATACGAGACCTGCACTGTCTGCGTCTACCCTTGCGGTTAGAGCACTGACTGCACCAGAGGTTGTGGCAATCTGTCCTTCCGCTGTGGTTAGGTCTGCCGATAGACTTGTGACATCTTGACTGATACTTGTGATCGATCCTTCGGTCGCGGTGACACGAGAGGTCAGACTTGTTAGTGAGTCTGCGTTTGCAGTAATCGCAGTCCAGTTGGAATCGATACCTGATAGGTCTACCGCATTGATCGCTGCACCTAGAGAAGAAACTTCTGAAGAGACGGTATCGATTCTATCGGAGTCTGCGTCAACGCGAGTAGTTAGATTCTGTAGTGCAGTTGCGTTCGCCTGAATGCCTGTAATGTCTAGGTCGTCAAGTGATGCTTCTAGTTGCGTAATCTTTGCCGCTTCCGAAGCGATCGTGTTGCCCTGCTGGGTTACTGTAGTTTCTAGTGACTCACGCGCAGTGGTCTCTGCCGCTAGTCCAGTCTCTGTACTAGTGACACGAGTTTCTAGTTCAGTTACATCACTTGACAGTGCAGTCAGTCCGGCACTGTCTAGGTCTACACGTGTAGTTAGTTCTTGTAGTGCGGTTGCGTTCGCAGCGATACCTGACAGATCAAGTCCATCTAGTTCAGCCTCAAGTTGTGTGACCGCCTGTGATACCGCAGTAACATCGGAGGTATTCGCTTTCTGTGCGACCTGCGTTGTCAGACTTTGGATTGCGGTTGCGTTCGCGGAGTCTGCCGCTTCTAGGTTTGCGACGTTGGACTGAAGTGTAGTAACCTTCGCCGCCTCTGTAGATAGTCGGTCGCTGTCTTGATCTGCGCGAGTTGTTAGACTGTCAATCGCAGTTGAGTTAGCAGCGATGCCTGTTAGATCTATACCACCCACCTGTGCGGATAGGTTTGTCACATCTGAGGAGACAACTGATAGGTCAGAATCTGTCGCGCTAATCTGTGTCTGTAGACTTTGAGTTGCGGTTGTGTTTGCCGCAATGTTGTTCTGCGCATCTGTCAACGAGTTGGACAGTGTGGTCACGTCACTTGATAGTGCGGACAGGTTATCACTGTCTTGATCCACACGAATCTCTAGTGCCTGTGTTGCTTGTGCGGCAATCGCAAGTACTGCGTCAGAGTCAACCCCTTGAGCAATGACTGCCTCTAGGTCAACAATCTTAGATGCTTCGGTCGACAGTCTATCACTGTCTTGGTTGACACGAGTGGTCAACGACTCCAGCGCAGTTGCGTTGGATGTAATACCTGATAGGTCGATCGCGTCTAAGTCTGAACGAAGACTGGTTATGTCAGTCGACTGTGAAGTAATAGAGTTCTCTGTCTGCGTAACACGAGTATCGAGACTCTGAGTTGCAGTTGAGTTCGCCGCAATAGCGACACCTGTATCGGAGTCTAGTGCAGTCAGTCCAGCAGATAGGTTCGTCACCTCTGTAGACAATGCGGTGATGTCACTGTCTGTAGCAGCGATCGCGGTTGATAGTTCTTGACTCGCACCAGTAGTTGCGTTTGCCAGTCCGGTCGTTAGGTCTGCCTGTAGCTGCGTTATTGCGGCAGACTGTGTAGAGATGTCTGTGCCCTGTTGTGTTGTAGTAGTCTCTAGGGCTTGACGTGCGGTCGCCTCTGCGTCAATACGAACTCCTAGGTCAGAATCAACTGAAGAGATTTGCGACCCCAGTGTGGTGATCTCCTGCGACTGTGAGGTGATACTACCTTCCGCCTGAGTCACTCGTGTAGTCAATGCGTTACGAGCAGTTGCTTCTGCCGCGATCTGTGCGCGTAGGTCAGAGTCTACCAGATCCAGACTTGATGCTAGGTTGGTGATGTCTGTAGACTGTGCAGTAATATCAGTTTCAGTTTGAACGACACGAGTCTCTAGTGATTGACGTGCAGTTGACTCTCCATCTATGCGAACACCCAATGCAGTATCAGCGGCAGAGAGTGTGGATGATAGGTTAGTGACATCTGTACTCACGACACTTAGATCACTATCCGTTGCAGTGATCTGAGTTTGGAGTCCTTGCTCTGCTGTCGCTATTAGGTTGGCGACATATGAGGAGTCGACGCCTGCCGTAGCAAGCGCTGCTTCTAGTGTAGTGATGTCTCCCGCCAATACGGAGATCGCATCGGAAGACTGTTGTATAAGTGTCAGTAGTTCTTCACGTGCAGAAGCAGTACCGCTGATCAAGAAGTCAGAGTCGATCGCGTCTACTGTTGATTGTAGTGCAGTAACTGAATTGGATAACGTAGATAGTGAGTCACTGTCTGCGTCGACTCGTGTAGTTAAACTGTCGATCGCAGTTGAGTTAGCGGCGATACCTGTTAGGTCTATGTTGTCTAGGTCTGCTTCTAGTGCAGTAACTGCCGTAGATAAAACTGCAACGTCCGAATCTGTAAGTGCAATCTGTGTCTGTAACGTTTGCGTTGCATTTGCCACAGCAGTAGTTGTGTCATTACCCACGCGAGTTTCTAAGTCGACGATGTCCTGAGAAATCGCAACCAACTCATCGGAGTTGAGATCTATTCTTGTTTCTAGTGTACTGACCGCTGTAGATACTGCGCTGGTAACTTCCCCACTCACATCAATCGCATCAACCTGAGTCTGAAGTGTAGTTACGTCAGAAGACAGTGCAACTAAAGAATCACTATCTGCATCGATACGAGTGGTAAGTGCATTGATCGCCCCCGAAGTTGCAGTAACTGCCTCACCAGCGATATCAAGATTGTTGACTGTAGACTCTAATGTCGTTACACTCTGAGACAATACAGATAGGTCACTGTCGGTCAATGCGATCTGTGCAAGTAGATCTGAACGTACAGTGGCGGTAGCGGTGGAGATATCACCATCGATTCCGTTAAGGTCTTCTTCAATAGCATTGATCTGTAGAGAGATGATACCAAGGTCAGAATCGATAGACTGAGTAATAGTAGTGACCGCAGTATTGACATCCCCGTCAATCTCTGCCGCAAGACTCAGCACTGCACTGTCTAAGTTAGATGCGATCTGTAATGCTTGTGCATCTAAACTAGCGGCGAGTTGGATGATGTCGCTATCAACGTCGGCGAATGCCGCTGCGTTGGCAGCTTGTGAGATTGCGGTTAGATCTAGTCCCTGTAAGTCAGAGTCCAGTTGTTGGACACGCAACGTCAGTGCGGCGATGTCACTGTCCGAAAGATTGATCAAAGTAGACAGGGAAGCAAGACTTGCCGCCTGTACTAATAGGTCTGAGTCGAAGGATGATAACTGGTCAGTCAGAGATGACAGGTCTGCATTCGAACTGTCAAGACTACCGGACAATGCAAGGATTGCGGCCGCGTTGGTTGCGATACCTGATAGATCGATTGCGTTTACTTGGTTAGTCAGACCATCGATTGATCCTTGAAGTATCTGAACGTTTCCGTTGACAGTCGCAAGCGCATCACTGTCTGCGTCAATACGAGACGCAAGACTCACGATCGCTAGATTGATCGCAGCGTCGATGTCGTCTTGGTCTACGACAGTAAGTAGGTCGGTCTCTATCTGAGAAACCGTTTGGGTCAGAGTTGCAAGAGCATCGGAGTCCGCATTGACCTGAGTAAGTAATGCAGCAAGTGCAAGTGCATTAGTGTCAATACCAGAAGTGTCAACGTAGGTCGAGTTTACAATATCACTATCAAGGTCATTGATAATAATGGTCTGTTGATTGACCTGATTCTGAAGAGCAGTAATTGCAGTCTGGTTCGCAATAACTCCAGTAAGATCAACGCCGTCCATTGCACTGTCAACAGATGCAGTAATAAACTGGCTGATCTGTTCCAGTGTGATACCACCTTCTGTGGTTACAAGATCATACAACTCTTCGAAGTTTGCATTGATCTTCTCACCGGCAGTACGTAGGCTATCACCCGTTCCGTCGTTAGCGCCTTGTCCTGTGTTTAGTACTTTCCTTGACATTTTTTATACCCTTGAAGTAATGTTCTATTTATTTCTATAACTTTTCTATTTCGAACCAAGTGGTCAATATACCGTCGTTAGAATAATGAGTGTCTCTCTGACTACGTCTAACATACGTCGAACCACCTACCGTTATTTGGGATGGATAGTTGTTCGGGTTAATACTCGATGCAGTAATTAACTCACCGTCCCAGTAAACCGCATAGTAAGATATTCCTTCACGCGTACCTTCATCGAAAGGTTCTACCTCTTGCCAGAAACTTTTAGGAGAATTCAGAGAGTATCGTATGTCTGCCGGTTCAGGTTCTGGCTCCGGTTCGGGTTCTGGTTCAGGCTCTGGTTCAGGTTCAGGCTCTGGTTCCGGTTCTGGTTGTGGTTCCGGTTGTGGTTCTGGTTCTGGTTCTGGTTCTGGTTCCGGTTGTGGTTCTGGTTCCGGCTCAGGCTCTGGTTCAGGCTCTGGTTCCGGTTCTGGTTGCGGTGTTAGATCCACACGGATGACCCCGAAGATGTCATCGTTGTAGTTGTCGTCTTCTAGGTCACCACGTTCATATAATCGACCATCTGATCCAATGATTGTAAGTGGCCATGCACCGTATCCACTCAACTGGTGTACGATTTTATCGTTCCAGTATACCGTCACCTCACGCGTAGGATCCCACTGTGTCCATGAGTAACGCGGGAACACATTGCTATAGTGACTCACGCCATCTGGTAGATCTGGTGGAGTCTCTGGTTCCGGTTCTGGCTCTGGATCCGGTTCTGGTTCAGGCGACGGTTCCGGTTCTGGCTCTGGCTCTGGTTCAGGTTCTGGTTCAGGTTCTGGATCTGGAACAGGCAAAGGTTGTGGCGGTTCAAGTTTGGTAGGAGTCCCTACACTCAAATCAATCGTGGTCTCTGCTGATTGTGAATCAAGTAGTTCCCAGTCCTCACTGATAAGTACACTAGGATCGGAGATGTTTATAGAACGTGTTGACGCCCAATCTGCGATCGTGGTGTAGATCTCTGACAGACGCTGAATAGAAATATCGTCATAACGATCTAACGTCTCTAGTGCACTCAGAATATATTGTAGGTCGACAGGGTCCGTCTCACGCAGTGTCATCAACGCAAAGGTCGATGCGATGTTGATACCACCAATCTCTGAACCAATCGGCACAGGATAGTTTGGAGTCTCTAGTGGATCTGTTGTCTGACCTGCACGGACTCCGATGACTGCTAGAGTCTGTATCGCAACTTCTGCCGCCAGATAGAATCCAGCAGGGTGCGCCATTCTCTTATACAACTCTTCGTAATCTATGAGACTCAATCCGGTCTTTAGTAGGATAGAGAATATCTGATACTTCTTATCGTCGACAATAAACTTGATGCTCTTTGGCCCGATCAATGATCCGCCCGGTCGGTCACCGATAATAAAGATATTCTTTTTCGGATAGATGACCTCTACGTCCTGACCAAAGAATGCCTTGAAGAACTGTTCGACCGATTGTTCTGTACCCTTCGCACGATAGAAGTTCGCAAGAAGTCTTGCCATCAACTGTGGGTTCTGATAGAATGCAGAAGACTCTAACCCGATGGATAATTCTTTTAGTAAAGAATCTAAGGAGTCCCCTTGGAGACTACTAATAGTACGGGTCTCAAATATGTCTCTGATCTTTCGTGAGAACGCGCCAGGTTCCTGTCCCTCTAAGTACTCATAGTATCTCTCTAGGAACAGTACGAAGTCTGGATATTGATCTGCGAAGAATTCAGGAACGGCAGACTTTACCGTACTCGAATGAAACGAGATCTGATCTCTACGGTCGTCAGTGTGTATCGGCATTATAATGATACCTTAATGGTTTCCTCATCAATCAGTGCGGTAGATGTTGATAACGTTTCATCCAACTCTATAATATAGTTACGCAATGGTTTGATCGTAGATGCGTTTGCAGGAGATGCAGATACTTTGATCTCCACTGGTCGCAAGTTAGTATCTATCTCAAGTGCTTGTATTACGACCTTACCTAATGTTTCGTCGTAGTAACCAATGTTCTTAAACTCGACTTGGTTATCAAGGTTGAAGATCTGTAATCTATGGGAACCCAGTTCATTCTTTATCACTACACTACTACCCTGCCATAGGAATGGAGAAGTGGTGATTACATGGTGGTCTTTATCTGGTGTCGCCAAGGCGAACGGGAACTGTACCTCGTAGTTAGTCGGACGTGGGTCGAATGCAATAAATCGTTGCTGACCCTTGACATCCATACGCGAGTTGAGTATACTAGGATGGATAGAATCGATCTCACTCAATAGATTCGAACGACGGAAGATGGTACCGAACGTACTCAAGTTCTCTTTCATGTAGTCCACGATGAACTGTTGTACTGTCTTCTGCATTCCCTCTCTGGTGTCCGGTTTAGAGACAGGGTCTAGGTTAAAGATCGTCTTGATCTCTAGGTACGTCTTAGCAGGGTTCACGAACTCTGTGTCGATCGACATGATAGAAAGATGCGAGGTCAGATCCGCAATAATGGATTCCTTTACTTCGGTTTGTCGACTACGATCTACGCCATCACGGAAGTCTAAACTGACAAATACCTTACCATACTCTGGTGGGATATTGTCTGCCCCACCCCATGATACAACATTCTCTACGTCTTTTCCAAAACGACTAAGGATCAATGCAGAGTAGTCATCCGACGTGACCAGACGTTGTTGAGCAGAGAAGACTCTTGGTGCGTTTAGTTTGATTGAAGTAAGGGATTCCTTATCCGAACCGCCGCCCGATTCAGCAGTACCCACCAATAGAGATAACTCTGTGCCTTCTACGTTTAGGACATTCGCACTAAAGTTCTCACATCCGTTGGACGATTCCCCCTTGGATTGTAGATACTCTACTTCTATTACCCCACCTACTGGAGGAGGAGTCCCAAGGACATTTCCGTCACTAAAGAAGAGTTCATAGTATCCGTTCGCGATTTCTTTGACCATGTACACACGCGATTCTGGTGTGATGGTTGCGACGGTCTCGATATTGGTGTACGCGATTTTTTCGTTCGTCGTAGAATTTTCTTTGACATTCACCACCATAGTACTGGTGTCGATGTTTGCGTCTGGTACGACGTAGAATGCGTCAGTCTCGCTAGAGACGACGAACGATTTTTTCCTTGCCTTACCTTCACGGACTTCAACGTCAGACCAACGATAGACGCCGTCCTCACCTTTGATTGCACGACTGTCTGTCATTGCCACAAATCGATAGGACACATCCCCCAGTTCACCAAAGAATACATGCCCCTTTGGTATCGTCACTGGATCAGTAAGTGTGTCGGACGTAGCAGTCACAGTAAGGTATGCTGTAGAACTGGTACGACTCTTTGGTACATACCCCAAGGTTTCTGCATGACCGACTGCGGATGAACGTAGCTGCGCACTACTTAAATATGATTCATTGATCGCCATGTTTGCGATGAGACCATTCACATGAGTATTGTATGCAAGTACATCCATAATACTTGCCAGACCAGAACCTTCGAAGTCATAGTCCTTATAGTCATCATACTTCTTAAAGTGTTTACGTAGACTCTCTTTAATGTCTAGGAAGTCTAGGTCTGTACTCTTCGCTGTCATTTATCGCACCCTAGAGATTGTTACTTGCATCTCTTCTACTTGTAAGTTTTCTATAATCTGAAATACGATGTATATGGTCACTGTGTTCGCGTCTTCTATAAGATCTGCAAACACCTTAATGTCTCCAACGCGTGGTTCATAACGTCGTATAGTTTCTGTAACGAGTGAACGGATGTCGTCTTCGGATATCATGGTGGATAACTCGAATAGAATATTGTTCAGGTCTGCACCTAACAATGGTTGGAACGGAACATCCCCACGGTTAGTTAACAACAGTTTACGTATAGACTGCTTCACCGCTGCTGCCGAAGTCTTCTTATAGAGACCTCCGCGCGGAGTTGCAGTAAAGGAAAGGTCTAGGTCTGAACTGACACGATTCACCGATGTGGTGATCGGGCGTTTGTTCAGGTCGCCTTCGCCGTATGGGAATACTGTTGTCATAGTGGTCGCACTCTTTTTGTTCTATTTATACCAGACCATCGATAAACTCTTGGAATTCTTCTTCGGTCATATTTTCTGTGTCGGGTATTTCGATGTCATCTATGCTCGGGAGTGTTAAACCCCCTTTTCTATGGGACTCCTTTTTCTCCCCCATAATTAGGGGGGGTCCACCTATAATGGAGAGGTCCGGTAGAGGGATCTCTATCTCCAGCGGTAACCCCACCAGTTCCATGACATCACACAGTGTAAGGTCTAAGAGGGACAGCAGTTTCCCCAGTCCGATCGCATCTAAGAACTTCTTGATCTTACGTAACCAGATGTTGAACAGTTCCTTCATGGAGATGATCTTCCAGTCACGTGCCGCAGTGACGATCTGATTAATACGTTCTTCCAGACACGTGACCTTTCCTTCTATCTCTCCCCCGAACACTTCCATAAGGGTGATGTCAAAGGGTGCAGGTAATGGTATACTGGTCTCTAGGATCTCATCGATCATGTCAAGACCTATCTGGTTCAGTTCGTCTTCTAACTCAGACTGTACATCAAAGTTCTTGACATCTTCCTCTAACTGTGTTATCTTATCCTTAGCGTCCTGTTCTGCATCTGCCAGTTCCTGTTCTACGTCTAGGTTCTGTAGTTTCTCTAGGTCGCCGAGTATGCGGTTCTGTTCTTCTTTGTACTTGTCTACAACTGCGTCTATGATTGCGCGTACCCATTCGGCCATATCAAAAGACAGAGGGATAGGTAGACTAGGCAGACCCAGTGCGTCCCATATCTCTTTGAACATACCGATCAGTGTGTCGAATAACTTGAACAGAGACATCGTGCACCATTCCATGATCTCGTTTTTAATATAAGACCATGTCAGTTTTGCCTTCCATTCATCACATATGACACCAAACTCTCCGTCGTGTAGTCTATACTGTTCGGGAACTAACTGATAGAATGTGTCTAATACCTTCGCTTTCTCCTCTTCCATTTGGCCCAACACAGAGTCATAGGCGTCCTGTTCGAGTTTCCCGCTCTCAAGATCTGCTAGCAATTGTTCGTACTTCGCAGTATACTCTTCTGTCCACCCAGAGATCTGCGCCTTGAGTTCTTGCTGATAAGACGGTTCACTGATCAGTCGTAGTACATCGATAGAGAGTCCAAGTACAGGAACAGCAAACTCTACGGGGATGATCTTACTGATCATCTCCATCATCTTGACAGGGATAAAGATATGAAACTCCTGTACGAGTTCCGTAAAGGCGTCTTCTGCTTCCTTCTCTAGTTGACGTACTGTCTTACCCTTCTCCCAATACGGTTCAAAGAATGTCGCGAAATCATCTATTGCATCCTCGACTTCCTTGATCTTTCCCTCAATCTCTGATACAATACCTAACGGGTCTTCTCCATTCTTCAGTGACTCTAGGTCTGCCTCTAGTCGCGCACGTTCCTCTCCAGCCTTCACCGCAATCTCTTCTTCCAGATTACGAATACGGTCTAAGGTCTCTTCAGCATCTGTCGCGACCTGCTGTTTCAGTTCGTCGAGTTTCGCCTGTATGTCAGACGGGATCGCAATGATCTCGTTGAACATGTTAGTGAGATCTGCCTTGGTCGGTAGTCCCCCTTCAGGACACGGCAGAGGTATCGTAATGGATGTCATCCCAGACGAACTCCGTTACCACCGCGAAGTGTCACGGTGTCTGTACCTGTTACTGAAACATTCTTCGCAGTGATCTTCGCGTCTCCGGTCACTGTGATATTACAGTCACCTCTTATGGAAACGTTAGCGCGATTCCCTGAACCTCCAGAACCTACTTCGATCGTTGCATCACCTAAAACGCGTATATACTGGTCTTTCTGAACCTCTGTGCGCATACTCCCGTCATGTTCCATTTCGGTGTATGTGCCTGATCTGTGTTGTTCTCTAATACGTGTGTTCTCAGGTGTGTCATCATACTCTTTGAAGTGTCCCTGTTCGGTTTGATAGATCTTATTATGGGGATAGTTCTCTGTAGCACGTTGATTATTATCATCTTTCTTTGGCAGTGACCCTAGGATGAGAGGGAGTTGTGAATCCTGTCCATCCAGAAACATACCGAATACGTGAGTACCCACTAACAGACCAAGATACTGTCCTACTGGGTTTTCTCCATAGGAGTGTACACCTGTAATGGTAGGGACTACGATCTGTGCCCATGGCAGATCTGGTTCTTCGATTTCGTCATAGACTCCAAAAATCCGTACTCGAACACGTCCTATCTGGAGTGGATCATCCTTTACATTGACAACCTCTCCAAGGAACCATCGTGTCTGGTCTCCATAATATTCAATGAATTGTTTAGGTATCATTTATTTTCACCGTGTGTCAGTTTGGTTGCAGTGAGTGTTACGTCATATCCTTCTTTCTTGAAAGAGTGTTTCGCGGCGTAGATGAGGTAGTTACCTGTAAGGTTTCTATCGAACTGATCTAGGATCGTATCTGGATCTGGTTGAGTTGACATGAACATGAACTGGTGGATTGTACCGATGGTGTTTTGTCCGTTATGGGCGAAGTCGAAACCGTCTATAACCGCAGCGATTGAATCAAACGAAAGAAGCGTTTTAAGCGAGTCTGAGATCTGTTTATGTTTGTAGAGCGAGGGTTTTTCGCGTTCGTTCAGTGTGTTCTTACCCTTCGAATCTTTGTCTTTGTATGCGGCAGTACCACCGATACGAGTGATAGCGCGATTACCGATCGTCTTGTATCCGTCTTTGACTTGGTGCACCTTACTGTTAGGCACCTCGTAGTAGTCACCCAGAAGTGGCATTCCTTCGAATCCGTCTTCTTTTAACATCTGGTTGATTTCTTTGTCGTGGTCGTAGTCGATCTCGTGTGTGGTCATGGTAGTGACATCGAGATAGTTATGACGTGCGCCGAGCAATCCTTTATCCAGTAGTTTACGGAAATCCTCTCCGGATCGGTGTTCGTACTTCTTAATAGTACGACGTGCGGCAACACTGCGATCGACCTGAGTAGACGCAAAGTTGTTGTACGGCATATCGTCGTTCCATACCTTCTGTTTCATCATGATATCCAGATCCATCATGATCAGACCTTTGGGGCCTTTCAATGGGCGTGATATAGTAGAGAACAGAAAGAACGGATACCCGTCCGCAGTGGTTGCACGATTCTTGATCCAACAGGCAGCATCCAACGGTGTCATGTTTGGTACAATAACCTGCATTTCCTGAATGTCGAACGGTGGCCCGTACAGTGTGTAGTCGGTGCAGTAGGTGTCGATGATGTCTTTAATGATCGAGTAGGTCTTACCAGAATAGGACTTATTCACGTTCAGATAACGTGACTCGTAGGCGTGTTCTTCGATCAAGTGGAGTAGGACAACCTGTGAGTTCTCGTTCTGTCCCTCACGGATCTTTTCGACAACCTTATCGATGCGAAAGAATCGATCCATGAAGATCTCTTTGGATTCGTCATTACGTTGTAATACGATCTCGACACGATCACCCGCACCCAGACCCATACCTGCAAAGACGTTAGAGGTGTCCTCCATCGCCATCAACCCAGTCATGTAGGGTTTGTCGATGTGTTCGAATATATCAAGGTCAGAGATAAGTGGCGCGATGTCGACCTTTGCTTCAGGGTTCCAACTGGCGATTATCTCGACCTTCTTGAACTCAAATATTCTGCTGGTTTCTTGTGGTTGACTCATGATCTAATTGCTTCGATAACCGCAGAGACGACCGAACTGATTGCGTCCGGACGAATCACCGATATCTGTTTCAGTTGATTATTTGCCTTGACATAGTACTCGTAGTATGTTACAGGGACTGCTGGTGAGTATGATTCATCCGTGTCTTCTGGCCACCCTGGCGGTGGTGGAATGATATCCGCAGTCGAAGTGACGACATCGTCATCCTGTAGATAATGTCTCGTGGCGACGTACTGAGGAACCGCAGAGACTGCATTGATTTGCTCATACTCATCGCCTACCAGTGAGATGATAGACTCGACTGCACCGTCATTCTTGAACGAATCACTCGTTTCAATAACGAGTTGACCTAGGTCTGTATTCTTTGATACAATGGTTCCCTGTGCACCAGACCTCTGACCCGTAACTGTCTGACCCACCTTGAACGTCATTGAGATGTCGTCTTCTACGTTTAGTACAGTGTGTGGGTAGTCTTTCTTGACCTTGAGTAGGACATCTTGATCAGACATCGGCCAACCTGACTCACGCAACTGTGGGTTGAGTAGATAGAGTACCCAGTGATACTGCGGGTTGTTGTATAGTCTGTATGCGACGTGGTCTGGACGTTCCCCGTGTTGGATGATATAGTCTTGGTAGAAAGCGGTGTTGTCTCTGACCTGATCTATCACCTCGGCGTACTTGGTGATGTCCTGAAAGACCGCCTCTCCTATATCGAACTCATAGGGTGTTCTTGGAAAGTTTTGAAAATACATTAGAATCCGTCTCTTATGTCTTCGGCGTTCAACGTGACCTCTTCACGGAACGACAACGATAGGTCATACTCTGTAGGTCTACCGTCAGAGTGCCATGCCATCGCATTTGGGTTGTAATTGGTTTGTATTGATTCCAATACGCACGTCTTGATCTTCGTACCGATCGGTGTTTCTCCGCCACTGTCGTTAACTCTACTCAGTGAAATATTGAATAGGTGAGGGAATTTGAAACCCGCAACAACGTCAGTAGACGTTAGCTTGATTGGTTCTGGATACGCGTGTTCACGGAATCGCTTGATGATCTCTTCGACCTCCATCGCCTCCTCCTGAGAGACGGGGATAAACTTAAACTGGAACTGGAACGATCGTAGACCCACACCCTTAAACATCGCACGAGTGTTAGGGTTAACCGTAACTGCCGCAGACATGGTCAACGCCAACTCTGCTTCTTTCGGTAGCACACCCTTGAGTAGACCATTTGCATTACGAGAAACCGTCAGTCTGGCAAGATCCCCAGAGTTACCGGCAGCGTCTGTCAATGATCCGAATCCTGCCTTGAACATAGACATAAGTGCACCGACCGTACTACCACCTGAGTTTAACGCGTCCATACCGACCGCGCCGGTGAGACCTAAGTCTGCGTTTGTATACTGCAATGCGTCATTGGTCGCAAACCCTTGAGGTAGGTATAGGTGAATCGACTTGAATATGTCTTTTCTCTCGGCAGGTTTTACCTCCGGCGCATCACCCTCTGGTGGCTCCTCGAACTCTACCGCTTTACCCGCCTTCACACTAGCGACAAATGCATCATATTTTTTCTTCAGACCCGCCGCAAAGTCCGTCAAACCTTCTACTTGTGCACCTTCCTGAGACATGATCTCAAACTTGACCTGTACAGGATACCTATTAGTCGCATACAGAGGATAGTAAAGAGGTTTCGGTTTCGGTGGCGGATTTTGAGGATTGGTAGAATCCTCCATTCTCTCCTTCTCTTCCGCCGCGCGAGTGGATGCGTTTGTTGATGCGGATTGACGATCGTTGTTAGATGTTTCTACAGTCATGAGTGTTGCTCGGTCTATAAATATCGTTACACTATTTATACACGAAATCGATGAACCTAGTAGACGACACCAAATTCCTGACCGAGGGATGGGAGACCATTGAGGGTCACGTCCTGCCTGACAATAAGACGTGTCTGGCGTTTGCGAGTATACTATCTATGACGCAAGCCAAGACCATCTTCGAGATCGGGTTCAACTTCGGTCATAGTGCATACACGTTCTTGTCTGTCGATCGTCGTGTCCGAATACACTCCACGGACATCGGACAATACCCACACACAGAGGTCAATGCGTGGAAGATGAAGGAACAGTTCAAAGGTCGATTCCAGTTCACTTTTTGCGACTCACACCAACTGACCCCCGACGACGTGTCTGGGTATGATATGATCTTCGTTGACGGCGACCACACACCCAAGGGGATGGTACAGGACATGGAACTATGTTCCGACGCGGGCGTCGAGTGGATGTTGGTGGACGACTACGTCCGATGTATGGGTGACCTATACCCCAAGGCAGTCATCGACAACCAACTGTCCAGAGACGACTTCCCATATCGCAAAGTGCGAGAGTTCTACTACCCCTCCACTGATCGACTCAACTGTATGGTCCTACTGAAACGTTATGAAAACGTATAAAGGGAAGTACAAACCCACCAAACCACAGAAGTACGCAGGCGACGTAAACGACATCGTCTATCGTTCGGGGTGGGAGAAGTACGTGATGATGTGGTGCGACAAGAACTCAGACGTGGTACAGTGGGTCTCTGAGGAGTTGGTCATACCCTATATCTGCGAGACCGACAAGAAACCCCACCGATACTTCGTCGACTTTGTGATCAAATACAAGTCGGGTCGTGTGGTGCTGGTTGAGGTTAAACCTGCCAAGGAGACCAAGAGACCAGAGAAGAAACAGGGCAAGTCCCGACAGACACTCATGACTGAGGGTCTCACCTACATCAAGAACCAGTCCAAGTGGAAGGCAGCGGTCGAGTACGCCAAGGATCGTGGGTACCACTTCGAGATCTGGACAGAGAACGAACTCACCGCAAAGGGTATCATGCCCAAGGCTGCGCAACGCGTCAAGTCCAAGAAACCACTCAAAAAGATGCCCGCGTTCAAGAAACGCAAAAAACGTGTATAAATAGAGAGACAGGTTTTAGGACAAGGGTCTCATGTCTAAAATATTCCAGAACTTAGAGTTGCAGGCGTTCCGTGCGGGTATCACACCCCGTACCAAGGAATCCCGCAGATGGTTTCAAAACAAGATCAAGAACATGCGCAGTATCAAGCGTGAGGACTTGATGGATGAGGATCCACTCAAAAAGACTGGACAAGAGGTCGTGGGTAACATGTACATGTTCTTCTACGATCCCAAGTTCAAGAACGACCGCAGAAAACTGCCTTACTATGATGCATTCCCACTGGTGATTGTGGTGGGCCCTGCAAAGGACGGTTTCTATGGGCTGAACCTGCACTACCTACCTCCGGTACTACGTGCAAAGATGTTGGATGCGTTGATGGACATCACCAACAACAACAAATACGATAAGACGACTCGATTCAGGGCGTCTTATGAACTCTTGACCAAGACCGCAAAACTGAAGTATTTTAAACCGTGTTTCAAGCACTACCTAAACAAACACGTAGACGGTAGGTTTGCGATGGTACCACCACCAGAGTGGGAAATCGCTACGTTCCTACCGACAGCAGACTTCCGATACGCAAGTAACGCGAAGGTCTACTCCGACTCGAAGGGAATGATAGGCGACTAACGCATGGCAGGAATAGAAGATTTAAAATCAAAGGTGAGTCTCCGTAACGGGATGGCGATGTCGCACCAGTTTGCGGTAACACTACCACCTAAGGCGGGTATCAGTTCTGAGGAGATGAACATCCTAGTTAAAGAGACTGAGATTCCCGGCAAACAGATCATGACCACTGACAGGGCGATCGGAATACACACTGAAAAGGTTGCCAACGGGTTTGCGGTTTCGGATCTCAACATGACCTTTTACGTGACTAACAACTATGGTCCGCGCAAGTATTTTGATGCGTGGATGAAAACTATGGTCAATGAGGACAACGGTGCGATCGCATACAAGAAAGGTGCGGACGGTATTAATGGTGGTTACACGGACACCATAACTATACACCAGTTGTCCAAACCGCAGGTAAGGGTCGGTTTTGACATCGGAATCCTTGATGTCAATTTCGATCTTTTAGGTAACTCTATATACAGTGTGGAGTTGCAAGATGCATTCCCAACGACTGTCAACGCGATACAGTTGAGTAACGACGGACAGATAGTTGAGTTGCAAGTGACATTTGCATACACCAAATTTAAGGTCAAGAAAGACTCTCGTGGTCTCTCTGATCTGATCGATACCAAACTGGGTATCAACTTAGGTGGTATTATTTAATTATTAGGGTACATTATGGCATTACCAAAACTGAATGAGTCTCCGAGTTATCCGGTGACCATACCTTCGTCTGGGCAAGAAACGACGTTTCGTCCTTTCCTAGTCAAGGAACAAAAGGCGCTATTGATAGCGTATGAGACACAGGAAAAACCGGACATCGTCCGTGCAATCGTTAGAACGATTCACGCGTGTGTGGAAGAACCTGTAACCAGTAAACTTACCACATTTGATGTGGACTACCTGTTCACCAAGATTCGTGCAAAGTCGGTCGGTGAGACCGCAGACCTCGTGATCTCATGCACTCACTGCGATGCAGACAACGAAGTTACCGTGGATCTGGACGGGATTGTGATGGAGGGATCTGTACAAGACTCCGCCATCGAAGTAACAGACACCGTGTCCGTAAAGATGCGATACCCGACATACGAGGAGTTCTTATCGAACACTGTGTTGGTCGAGAGTGAGTCTGTGACAGAAAGGATGATGGAACTACTAATCATCTGCATGGAAGCGGTACTGACCGAAGACGAAAGGATCGATCTGATTGATGAGACTAAAGAGTCCGTTACGGAGTTCTTGGAGTCAATGACCTCAGAACAGTTTGACCGATTGTCGGAGTTTGTCAACACCGCCCCAGCGATTAAACAGGATGTCACCTTCAAGTGCACGTCATGTAAGAAGAAGAACACCCATGAGTTGCGTGGTATTGATGATTTTTTTTAGTCAACCTCTCTCATGATAACTTGATCAACTACTATCAAGTCAATTTTCAACTTCTTAACAACTTCAACTACTCACTGAACGAAGTTGAACACATGATACCTTGGGAGAGGGAGATATACCTTCAGATGCTGGTGGATGATTTAAAAGAGAAGGCAGAGCGAGCCAGACAACAAGGATAAAACATGGCGACACTTGACAACGTTACCGATACTCTGAACACCCAGAATGCGAACCAAGAAAGGTCGCAGGCGGAACAGACTGCTATACTAAACCAACTTGCAGCAAGTAACGCTGCGATCGTTGCAGAGATGGCGAGAAACGCTGCGGAACAGGCGAAACGCGATCAAGAAGCTGCAGCGGCGGCAGAAGCGCAAAGGAAACAATCAGAAGTTGACGCGATCGATGAGATAAACCGAAAGGAACTCGAAGAGGCTGAAAAGAAGCGCGAAGCTGCGATGAAAGCGAAAGAAGCGGCGAAGAAGGGTTCCGGTAAGCCTGGCATGTTCGGTAAGATGCGTGAAGGGATGGGTATGGGGCCGGGTTCCGGTCTGTTGGGTCTCGCACGTGGTGGTCTCCTTGCGGGCGCGTTTGGTACTGCAATCGCATCATTTACGAGTGGTGAGAACTTCGCAAAGGCGGGCGAGATCGTTGGTAAGATCGGTGAGGGTGCAAAATCACTGTTCGAGAAAATCGAGTTTGCAGTCCCTAGTGGTAAAGAGATCATCGACACCATGAACAGGGGATTCGGCGGAACCCTCGACGCAGTCAACGCCGCACTTGACGGTGACATGGATGCGTTTACAGAAGCGGCACCGCAACTAGGAACCACCCTCGCAGTATTAGGTGGAACATTCCGTAACTTCACCTCATCCATCAACAAAGGTCTCTTCGCAATGAGAGACAAAGTCGCTAATGCAGGCAAAGGGTTGATGAATAAGATTCAAGGGGACAAGGCAAAGAGTGCAGTTCCTCAACGATCTGGTATGGACGCTAAGCAAGTCCAGACTAACATGGCGAAGAACCTTAACAAAAAACAGTTAGCGGGTCTTGCAGAACGCGGATTAAAAGTCGGTGCGGATGGTGCGATCACGGACTTGCAAGGTAAGGCGGTGTCTGTTGCAAAGGCAGATGCGGGACTGCGCGGTGTGACAGGTAGAGACTCTACGACGACCACAAACAAACAGGCGAAGGCAGACGCAAAACTCGCGGGCAAGAGCAAATCGATGAAGGGTCTGTCCAAGACTGGATCATTTATCGTGGGTAAATTAGGCGCTCTAGGAAAACGAATACCTATCCTTGGTCAACTTCTTTCGGCAGGTACTATCGCGGCGATCGCTGCAAGTGACGATCCACAAGATGTCAAAATTCAAAAGATGGCAGAAGCGCTTGGTGGTCTAGGTGGTGGTACTCTTGGTGCAATCGCAGGTAGTTCACTAGGTACTATGATATTCCCAGGCATTGGTTCAGTTGCCGGGGGTCTACTAGGCGGTTTCGGTGGTGCATTCTTCGGTGAGGAAATTGCAGGTGCGTTGGCGAAAGCGATTCTGGGCAAACCAGAGACACCGGATGAGATCTCAGAATTTGTCAAAGGGGCAGAAGGTCAAGCGACCGTAGGGAACATCAAGGCATCGTCTGGATCTACTGGATCGGGTGTGTCTGCAATGCCACCTACAAGAGGATCCCAGTTGTCCCAAGGTCAAGCGCAACTCGCACAAGCAAATACGGGTGGTGCCGGTGGTGCAATGGTTGTTGCACCGTCATCGACCACCAACAACATTGGTGGTGCACACACAGTCGCTACTAGTGGTCTCAGTACCGTAGACCCGTTCGAGGCAGGTACCTCATAAAAAAAAGGGGACCGAAGTCCCCATATCCACTGGCAGTGTCGATTAGTGGTTTAGGATCGCTTCGATCATACGTGCCTTAGTCCAAGACGGACGCAACTCGGGTTGCACACCAATCGTGTTACCGATAGTGATCAACTCTGCTTTGGTCAACGCCTCTAACTCCTCAGCGGTATAAGAAGACGCACTCGAACCAGTTGAGTAAGACACACCATAGACGTATGTCTCTTCCATCTGACGCTTCAGTGCCGCACGATAGTAGGTTACACCATCGTTACCGACGACCGATACAGTCGCTGCACCTGATCCAGTTGCAACGGTTGCAGTGTTGACCTTGACTTCTATCGTGTCACCTTCAATCACCCATCCGGTGACTACTGCACCACGTTTACCTACAAACTGAAATGCGTCTGTTACTTCCGTGTCCACACCACCCGTAGATGGTCCCACGATGGGACCACTAGTAGATGACTTACTGGACGCTGATCGCCATAGGATCGCAAACACTACAAGCGCTCCTACGATGGTGAGAATTGCATACTGCTCCATTGATTAGTCCTCCGCAGCCATTTGTGCAAAATAGGATAATGTATCGTCTGCCTCTTCAGCAACCGCAGGTGAGGCGGCAGGAGCGGCGGCGACGATAGTTGGTTCATCCGCTGTATTCCAAGGCGGTGCCTCTTCCGCAGTAGCAACTGCTTCGTTGCGTACTGTTGCACCCGCACCTGTAGCGAGACCCAACACAGTCTCCAACTTGGCCTTCAGGTCATCATATGACTTGAACCAGTTTGCATCGTGTGCGTTAGGGTAGTTAGGGACGATGAACTCGTTGAGGTCGTACAACGTGTTGTAGATCGCTTCGAGTTGTGTCTCATCTGCACCAGCAAGTGGGGCGGGAGATTTGAAGTCTGACTTATCGTAGTTACGATATCCTGCAACGTTGCGGATCTTCAGTTCGAAGTCTGCACCACTCCAGAAGTCAAATACATTCACTGGCTCCTCGCCGGGGAATTCGGGTTGCATCATATCCATGATCTTGTCAAAGATCTTCTTACCGAACTCGTAGATGAACACCTTGCCGTTGTTCGCTGGGTTCGCGGGATCGTTGATCACTTGGATATTTGTGACGTAGTGTAGACGACGCTTCTGGCGACGTGCGGTTTCCTTATCCTCTTCGATGCCTGAGTTCCACAGTCGCGAGTTCAACTCACCGACTGGGTCGTTCTGACCAAGGGTTGTGAGTGATCGTTCGATGTACCATTGTCCGGTTGGACCCTTGAACGCGTGATCCCAGTAACGGACCCAAGGAAGGTCTTGACCGTCTGCTGGGGGAAGGAAACGAATTACAGCGTAGCCGTTGCCCTGTTCATCAACAGTTGGCTTCCACTTTCGGTCGTCTTGATACTTGTTGGTGTTGGTGGTCTGACCCGCTGCTTCTGTCGCAGCGTTGACCAACTTTGAGATGTCCATAGACTTGGACTTGAGATTTGCAAAAGACATAATATGTTCCTTGTATAAACTAAAATATAAACTAAAATATGAGATCGCCTCTAGGGCATGTGTATTTATACGTCAAGTGAGTTCTGCTTAGGCAGGAAGTTCAACTGACGCGCCTCATTCTCCAGATGTTCGACGATGGTAGGTGTCAGATATTTTTTGATATCCTCCAGTTCCAGACCATTTTTCTCGCATAGGTGAACAATGCTATCCATATAGGACATGCGGTTCTGGTAGACGAAGGTTTCGATCATCTGAGAGAACGACTTCTTTGTTAAGAAGTTTTCCTCTGGATTCTCGTTACCTTCAACCATTCAGTACCTCAATGTTAGTGACGTTGTCTACACGAAACGATCGCCACGCCTGTTTATCGATTGCGAACGCACGGATCACTGTCTTATTGACAGAGTGTTGATCGATGTTGGTCGCCTCCGGTGATGTGTAGGATGGCATGAACGAGGTCAACAGAGTGCAAGGCATTACTCGCTCCTCACCGTTTACCTTCGTGAATGTCACCTCTAACACGTTAGAGCGTAACTGCTCTACGATATTGTCATACGACATAGTCGCCTCCTTAGAATCGTTCGAATTCTTCATCTTCAGTTGACTCTTCTTCACCGCCTTCACCTTGGTGTACGAACTCTAAGAAATCCTCGTTCTGATCAAGGATCGCGATAGTGTGTTCGAACGCCTCTAGTGTTTTCAAAACGCTTTCACGTTCGGTGTCTGACTCATCACGTTCTGCGTAAGTCTTACCGAACTCTTGCAAGAGGTCGATATATGCACAACGCATATACTCACGCGTGATTAACTCCACATCATTCCGTGGATACTGACCGAGGTCGATCAGATTTTCGGGTTGTGTTACTGCCATTAGCTCCATTCCTCTGGTTGGACATTTGCTTCATAAACATCGGAGTAGTGTGTCGCTACATACCGATCTGTGTCAGTCCAAGAAATATTGGACTTACAATCTTGCTCATCAAGAGCAATCACTTCACGCGCCAACTGATCGTTCGCACGTGAAACCTTATCACGCTTCTGAATCTTGAGCGCTGCTCGACGAATCATCGCGTATCGTTCTTCTTTAGAAACCTGCATAGTATACCTCATTCAATGGTGTGTGTCAAGAAATTTTGTCGTACTGAAATCGAGCGCGGTTCGCGATCATGAAAAGATACTCCGTGTCCATGTGCGGATACTTCTCACGCAAGAAGTCGATTACCTTCGCCCAATCCACAGACCCCATGAAGGTCTGGGCGATTGCGTGGTCGAGTGCTTCCTGAATGTACTGATCTTCGATTGGCATTACGAGTGCTCGTTGTTAGGGTAGAGAAGGTCTTGGGGGTAACCTCGCTTCTTCACCTCTTTCTTACGGTCGACGTGGGTGGACGGCCGATTGAATTTGTGCGAGTGCTTCGCTACCGGATTCGACCGCGTTGTAGACTTCTTCTTCATAGGAGTATGCCTCTAGTTCCCAAGGTTGATCAGCGTACTTGACGTTGACGTATTCCTTGCCGTCAAAAATGTGTTTGTAGACGATCCCGTGTGCGTCTTCACACCATGTGAGACCTATATGTATAAGTCTCCCAGTGAGAATTTGTACGGCGTGGATCATCTCGTGTGCGATATGCACCTTGACCTGTTCGTCGGTAATCTCTCCATCCAAACGGACAGTGAGGTCGACGCGGTCTTCAGTCCCATCCGCCTCAGCGGAGAAATGGGTGATATCCTCTTCCTCGAACTTGACCTTGACGTAACCACCAAGGCGATTGATCCCCAGCGCTTCTGCAACACGGAACGTATAGTCCGACAGGGCCCAACTGGGGGAGTTTTCAATTAAGACGTTCTCTGCGACGTTCATTAGTGTACCGTATCACTTCCATTAGTTGCGAGCAGTGCGGTCTCGTGAATGTCGATCTGTTCACGGATCACATCTAACTGTTCTTCGACCGACAGTCCCAGACGCGTCATCTCTTCCGCGAATCCGCCGTTATCTAAGAACCCTTCAAGGAAACATTCGACGATGAGATCGAGTGCATCCCCGATTTCGCCTACGTTATACCACTTCATTACTTCGAACCCATCTGGAGCAACTTGTTCTCACGGTAGTAGAACCCTGTAGGGGTCGACAACTTACCGACCAGCGCAAAGTCCTCTGCCTTGAGACGGGGCAAACCACCCTCCTCATCACCAAGGTCGTTGAACTCATTAAGGTAGTCGACCGCGTCCTTCAGGTTATCGAAGGTCTCAGTGTATCGACGGTTAGTCAGTTGGGGTTTAGCTACAAATTCCATTACTTCTCTCCTTTCATTTCGTGGCGGTACTCTCTCCGCAACCACCACTTATACATTCCAAAATACTCTCGCGAGTCATACATTGGGTTCCGACCTGTGAGACTCTCGATCTCTTCGCAGTGTTGGAACCACTTCTCAGTGCACCAGTGACGAAAGTTCATTACGCGTACCAACTGCGGTAGAACTCTTTGCCTTCTTCGGCAGGACTCGCACTTCGCACATCATCAATGTTGATGTACTTACCAGTGATTCGCTTCTTGAACTCACCACCGATGAACTCGTTCTTGACGGGGACAACGCGGTCACTCATGAAACCTTCAGAACCCTCAACAGAGGCAACCGCGATCTCACGCAGAGTGACAGTCGCACCCTTCTTGGCGACAACTTGATAGGCGTCGATGTTGGTCTGTTCCCAACCCCAAGACGCGACGTAGATGTCACCCTCTTTGACAGACTCAAGGGCAGCAACCTTAGCGGCGGCACGAGCGATCTTGCGCTCTTCCTTCCACTGGTCGGCACGTTCGAGACCCGCAAGGAACTCTTCAACGTGGGCGATCATGCGAGCGACACTACCGTATCGGTAGTTGAACTCAATCTTGTAACCAAGACGAGCACGCTTACTAGGACGAACACACTTAGCGCAGATTCGATCTTCATCGATCTCCAACTGGAGACCACGGGCTTCATACTTCTCAATCAATGTCATCATAATCAATCTCTCTCTCAACTCAACTTACACAGGTATTATATCAAATTATGGGATATTGTCAACACTTTTTTGAAACTTTTTTATGTTAATTTTTCACAATATACGGGTTGAATCTTCTGTTCAACGATCTCCATCGCACAGGGATCTTGCGCCATGACATGCCACATCACGGTGTCTTTGTGTTGTCCGACTATGGTGATATCAAACTCCTCACCGAAAATGTCGTATCCCTCGAAGGTCCACTCGTAAAAGATGTTGGGCTCTCCCAGTCGCTCGACTAATCGTTCATAAGACGCGTCGATGTATCCTTGCAGGGTCATCCAAACTCCTCCATATCTCTAACTCCTCAACCAAAATAGACTCCCATTATACATCATCCACAGATAAACGCAAGCGTTTTCTTAGATTATTTTGGAATAAGAGGTGCGTTTTTTACTGCTTTCAACCACGCCTCCGGATCCTTCGCTTTCGACGGGGTAACCCGCAGACCCTGTTCTTTGAAGTTTGCCTTCAGGATCGCGGCGGTCTCACGACCAAGGAACCTCGACACCAGTTTCAAGAGACACTCACGGAAGGTCACGTGGTGGTGGTTGTATCCTGCACTGTGTGCGAGTTCGTGTAGGACGATGTACTTGTTGAAACCAAACGCGGGCGAGATCTCGATCCACGACCCGTGCGACCTACCCATGTATGCCGCTCGACTTCCCATGTTACGTGACTGGACGACCCGCACCTTGCCGTGATAACGGGACACCTTCTCCCACGTCTTAGACGTGGTCACTTGTTTTACAAACTTCTCCACGTCTTTGAAGTCCTTCAGTGGACCGATCAAGTCGGGATGTTCAGCTTCGAGTTTCCACTCTGCGTTGTAAGTCTTGGTCTTCTCGCTGTCGCGTTTTGGTAGGATCGTCTTGCGACGATAGTAGTCGGAATACTTGTGGGCCTGACTGGTAGTCAGACCCGCATCAAGTGCTCTGCGATATGCCGCTCTCACTTCTTCTTCCTTACCCGCTTCTTCGCGGGAGCCTTCTTCGGTGGTGTCCATTTCTTTGCGAGGAACTCCTCGACTGATAGTCCGCACTCGCGGAGTGTTTTGTGGAAGCGCTTCACATCGACCATGTACCAACAGTTAGGCGTTTCGAGAAATGATCCGAAGTGGTCGGTCACCTTCTCGCTCAACTGAAGGTTTTCCTCAGTCTCTTTGTCGAAGATGTAGCGCACCTTCTTGGTGAAATTTAACTTAACGATTTTAGGCATAGGACTCCTTACGCAATACCGTGAATGATACCGATTCGTTTCTGTTTATTGACGACAACCGTCACAGTCGAACCGACAGAACGTTCGGGTTCACCGACCACATCAAGATAGGTCAGCTCCTCGAACACTCGCTTACCGTACTTGGTGAACTCGACCAAGTAGGTTCTCCAAATGTATTCAGGCATTTTAAACATTACGCACACTCCTCTATGATTGGTTTTGCGATCAGATAGACACCCATCGCACTAGGGACATCGCCAAAGTAATACTCACTCGTAAGCAGTCTCCACTTCGCGATATACTTGACTTCAGAATCATCAGCACTGCTG